TGCTGCTGCCGGCGGCGGCACGGCGTCAGACAGCTTTGCTACCATAGCAGTAGCTGGCCAATCAAACGTTGTGGCAGATTCGGCCACTGACACTCTTACTATAGTCGCAGGCACAGGAATTTTAATTACCACCGATGCCAGCACAGACACGATTACTATCGCTAACTCATCTACATTAGTTAATGAATTTACTGATTTGGGTGATTCTGCCGGATTGACTGTGGATAAATTTTATCTTCCAGCGATTACTATGTTGACAGTTTCTAATAATAGTGCAGCAGCTTACAGATTTGATCAATACGGTTCTACCGACAATCCTACGATATATGCCATCAACGGAACTACGATTGCATTTAATTTAATTGCCACTGGGCATCCGTTTATTATACAGAATGGCGCTGGAGTAAATTATAATACTGGGTTGACCCATGTCAGTACCGCAGGTGTAGTGTCTACTGGATCGTCTGCACAGGGAAAAGATTCTGGAACATTATATTGGAAGATACCTATAGATATCAGCGGCGGATATCGATATCAATGCGGCTCTCATGCTCCTATGGTCGGTAGTATTACAGTTAAAGCGTTTGGTACTCTTTAAATTTTAGATGACTGCTTGTCCCAGTCTTTGAGAAGTGTGTCGAGTTTTTTACGAATACCAACAATACCGCTTCTCACATCTCCTAATCCCATAGGTACTTGATTACCCGAAAACATTTCTTGATGCTGGCTGTCGAGCGTTTTTACTTCGTTGACCAAAGTTTTTAAAAGACCAGCAGCTTGACTCTTTACGTTGTCGTCGGTGATTTTTTCAATCTTGGCTTGATAGCCTTGATACTCTGTTTGAAATCGTTGACTGTTAATTAACTCTAGCACGTTCTAACTCCATAATAGTTTCAATTTTTGTTTTTATTGTTGAATTATTTAATGTGGCCTTGAGGCCGTTATGCAATTGTTTGGGCAATTGATCAAGATGACTCCAACAAATAGTGGCAGCGGCTTGCGTTAAAAATTCATTTTCAACTAGACACACATAAGTTCCATATTCAAAGCCACGATCTTCTGAAAGATACAACTCGATCGGTAGTATGCGACCTTGACTGTATTTTGACAGCAGTGAATCGGCATCTTCTAACAACGGGCCAGATCTTGCAAATGTGGGCACAGTCCATTTACTATCTTCTAAAATCAATAGTATACGTCCTGTGGGTCTGGCTAAAAATAATAATCCGGCACGCTGTTGCATACCTTTACTTATTAGGGAATCAATACAAAATTCCAGAATCCTGGCGCATACTCTCCTTCGAACGCCTTGAGCCACTGTAGGCCATCCCATCGATATTGTATTCCCGTTCTGAGATTCTGCATATATGTTGGATTCACTCCTGTGTCTGGATCCCATATTTCAATCCATGTTGTACCATTCCACTCGATTATGGAATTAGCCATTATAATTGGATCGGTTCCATTTTTGTCTCGCCATGCAGCTGGGCCTCGATATGGATCTTTAGAACTTCCGTCAGACGGGTCGTTGGGATATTTTATAAATCCACCTCGATTCTGACTAGTATTAACATCGTCGAGCATTAGATATCTAATGCCCAACGGAATGTTGTCATGCCCTCCGTAGGTGTCGACGGGATTATATTTGTACGGATCGATGATGGCATCGACTGTGCCTCTAGAAGCTATGCCGGCTATTGAACTAGCGATCAACGTGTTTGACGGGATAGTATCTTGATCAAAAGTAACAACAATCACTGTTGGATCTACAGGATTGATGGTAAATGTTCCTACCATGTAATATTCACTGGCCTGTTTAAAATGTACTTGGCTAGTGCCAGACACATAGCTTCCTTGTATATCTAATATAGTCATCCAATCCACAGCCGCACCAGCTTTGAATTCTTTCTGATCGATGCCCAATGCCAACACAGCTTGATCTGGATTAACTAATGTTAGATCGTAGTCGTAAGGCTGACCATTTTGAGATTTGAATAACAATACTCTATATCTATTTGTAGTGATATCAAAACTGCCTTTGGCTTTATTATAAACCAGGTCTTCTAGAGTCTGAAGTTCTCCAGTTTCTGAAAATACATTTGATATAATACTTTGAACTACTCCTAATTTCTTTACCTTAGCTGGTGGTGTGATCCATATGGGCATGGCAAACTCCATCGAACATATGTCTATCTCTGATTCTCCGCTAGGCACTGTTCTAGAGCTAAAGTTTATTGTGGTTAAATCTAACACACTTAGGCTAGTCCAGTCTATGTAATTATCTGTGGTCTGCAATTCTAAACTGGGGTTGAACAATACCAATATTTGTTCTAGAAGTTGCAATTTTTGATCAGTGTTTGACGTCCAGAGGTCCGCTTTCATGCTGAGTTTGAACGGAGTAGGCATCAATCTTTCTACGGTATAATTCCCGCCTTGATTGTTTTCGTATTCTCTACCACCCTGACCGTCATCAGAATATCGTCTTTCCCTAATGTTTACCTTACTGACAAAAGTGGCATCGGACATCCGAGACATGTCCATCTCCAATCCAGAAATATAACAGGCCATTCTAGGAACGTTCATCATTTTATTTTCGGAATTATCTTTGATGATGCTGGCAACCTGTCGAGTCATGTCTCCGTACAGCACGGGAACATGTTTTTCTTCACCGTCGCCTGCTTTATATTTGAATCCGATGAATACTCTCATGAATTGAGTTACATATCGGCGTATTTGGCCATCATAAAAATAATCCATTATTCGTCCGCCTGTGGTCTAAGCGCCTTAGATAGGCTTTGTTTTTCTTTTACAGATTTTCTATCTATAGTATCAACTGTTGTGTTATTAATGAACGTGGTCTTTAATGTCTGTCTTACATCTTTGCCTTGGAACGTATCCCCAGCTCCCACATCGCTCTCACCCAAATTGCTCATAGTCATCCTTACATCATCCTCTACTTTAGACCATCTCGATCCTGCCCACTGGAATAATCGATTAGGCAGATAATCAGTTCTAAGACAGTATTGACCTACTACTGGAGCAGGCGGAAATGCGATACCCGCGGTGAACGGAATACCGTTTGGTGGAACACCGTCGGCTGTGAGATATCCCGGATAGTCTTTGTAATTGGGATTTACCAACACAGTAGACGCGGTATGTCCTACATAGATAGGATCGCCGTTGGTGTCAAATAATAAATTGCCGTCGGCGTCTGTGGCTTGTGTTTGCAAGTCTGCACTAATTGCGGATATCGAATTATTATCTACTGAAAGGATTTCGGATCGACCCTCGTCGTTTTTCTGTATGGTATAAAATTTAGTAGTATCATATCCGCTCTTAGGAGCATCGGCCTCAGCTTGATCTAATACAGCCTGTGTGATCTGCATCTCTCTTTCATAAGTAGACATGATGTCTCTTAGAGTGCTACCGTTTGGATCGGCGTTGCCCTGTGCATCGGTGTTAACTGCATCAAGAATATCTTTGAATTCTTGACTGTCAACTAGGGGTTTACATTTTGCACGATACAAATGTGGATACCAAGTAACAGAATAACCTTCTGCTGCTCTAGTAATTTCTTCAATGACAAAAAATCTCTTCAATGCAAACTGCAAATCGTTGAGAGCATACTCGTCTTTTAAGTGGGGCAACTCTAGTACATCCCCTGCTATGATTTTTCTGCCTAATTTTTCAACAGTATCATTCATATGGAACGTGATAAAAATCGTGTCATTTTGTAAAAATAGTCCAAATTGACTTAGATTAAAATCAGTATCTTGTATATTATAGACTCCCCTCAACAGGAAAACATCGGGATCGTACCGTCTATCTCTGTTTTCTAAAAACAGCAAATCTTGTATTTGCGTTTCATTTGATGAAGTATAATTAGGGGTACTGGGGGTGGTTTCAGCAGAAGCACCGGGCCCTATGTACTTGTGGACTAGCACATCTGTGCCGCCTACTTGGAACATTTCCCAGATAGTTTTATCGATGAATTTGTAATCATTGCCCTTTTCTGGGCGATATAATGAGAGTCTTGGCATAGTCATATATTTACCGCTACGATAAATACTAGCATGAGCCAAAACGAACAATCAAAACAAGCGGTCTACGATTATTGCAAAGCCATGCTAGGCGACGGAATGATCGATGTAGAATTAGATCCTATACATTACGAAACAGCATTAAACAGAGCTTTGGCAGTTTTTCGCCAGCGAAGCGACAATGCTGTGGAAGAAAGTTATATATTTCTAAATCTATTAGTAGATACTAACGAATATATATTACCTGAAGAAATCATCCAGATACGACAACTCCACAGGAGAAGCATTGGATCTCGAACTGGTGGCGGCAGCGGCGGTACAGTGTTTGAACCGTTTAATCTAGCTTATACAAACACATACTTGCTAAGTTCGACAAATATGGGTGGATTGGCAACTTATGAATTGTTTGCAGGATATCAAGAACTTGTAGGTAAAATGTTCGGATCCTTTATCAATTACACATGGAATTCTCAAAGTAGAAAACTAGTGATACATCAACGTCCTAGATCCGAAGAAAGTGTAATGATCCACGCCTACAATCGAAGACCTGATTTTGCACTCATAACAGATACCTATGCAGGACAGTGGATCAAAGATTATTCATTGGCAAACTGTAAGATGATACTAGGACAAGCCCGTGAAAAATTTGCTCAAATTGCAGGCCCGGGTGGCGGAAGCAGCTTAAACGGCGCTGCAATGAAATCTGAAGCACAGGCCGAAATGGACAAATTAATGGAAGATCTCAAAACTGGTGTTACTACGCAAGGTTGGGGTTGGGTAATAGGTTGACCTGTTTAAAATAATATAGTATAATGTTCTTAATTGGAGGACATTATGATCATAGGTGTATGTGGCTTTATCGGATCGGGCAAAGATACTATTGCCGATTATCTAGTAAATTTTCATGAATTTCGTAGAGAAAGTTTTGCATCAACTTTAAAAGATGCGGTCGCAGCGGTGTTTGGTTGGGATCGGACCATGCTAGAAGGGCGTACCAAAGAAGCCCGTGAATGGCGCGAGCAAGTAGATCCGTGGTGGGCAGAACGATTGTCGATGCCTACATTAACTCCTAGATGGGTTCTGCAATATTGGGGCACAGAAGTATGTCGTAGATCGTTTCATGACGATATATGGATCGCTGGCCTAGAAAATAAAATCCGTAATTCAAAAGATCATGTTGTGATCAGTGATTGCAGATTTCCTAATGAAATACAATCTATCAAAAATGCAGGTGGCAAAATAGTATGGGTCAAGCGAGGCGATTTACCCGAGTGGTACGATACTGCCCTAGCTGCTAATGCTGGCCATAATTGGGCATTGCAAAATCTAAAAATGCAAAAAATACACGCTTCTGAAACGGCCTGGGTTGGAACTGAATTTGATTCTGTCATCGATAATAACGGATCTATCGATGACTTATACAAGCAAGCAGAAAGCCTAGTAGTCAGCGATAAGATCGCCCTGCCTCCACATTATACCGTCCTTGCCTAATACCTGAGCGCAATTACAGCATATTGTTTTGAGATTCGCCGGACGGCAATTGTCTAAATTGCCGTCAATGTGAAATACTCTAAATACTTCCTTATGCGGTGATTTAAATCCGCACTTTTCGCATTGTTGTTTTACACGATAACCTGCCCTATACCAACGAGGTATCCCGTGGTTAATTCCGTTGGCCATGCATATTTCACACAGGCTACGATAGTATACTCTGTTATTCTTCTTGTAATTAACAGCTCTAGGGCGTTGCCCGCACTTGCAAAGAGGTCTCATACTAGTATTTAAAAGAACCGTACCTTTTCTGCCCCTTTTTCTGCTTGTATAACGTGCCAATTTTAGTCGTAGCCGCTAAATAGTATGAGCAACTATTACCAGGAGATTAGGGAATGGCACTAACATCACCAGGCGTACAAGTTACGGTAATCGACGAGAGTTTTTATACACCAGCTGAACCTGGAACAACTCCTCTTATCGTAGTAGCTACTGCGCAAGACAAGATTAACTCAGCAGGCACAGGCGTCGCCTCAGCAACCACCGCGGCAAATGCCGGCAAAGCATTTAAGCTCACCAGTCAGAAAGATCTTTTGGATCTGTATGGTGTACCTTTCTTTGAAAAGACAGCTTCAGCTAGCCCAGTACACGGCGGAGAGAGAAATGAATACGGACTTTTAGCAGCTTACAGCTTGCTAGGAGTATCAAATGCAGCGTTCCTAGTAAGGGCGAATGTAGACTTAAACGAATTAGCAGGTCAAGCAACTGCCCCGGGAGCAAACCCCACAGATGGACAATGGTGGGTCGATACACAAGCAACTACTTGGGGTATTCAAGAATGGAATGGTGCCGCAGCTAGTACCACAGGCGGTCAAAAGTTTGCATTGAAAACACCGATCGTATTAACAGACGATGATGAAGCAAAAGTAACAAGCGGAGTTCCAAGAACATCAGTTGGATCTATTGGCGACTATGCTGTGGTTTTTCAAACTGTTGACGGCACAGGAACATACACTGCATCTAGAGAAAATGCTACGATGTGGTATAAGTCAGCTGGCAACGGCACAGGCAACGGAATCCCAGGTGGCGGCACATTAGTCGCAGCCGGTGATTGGGTATTGCTTGGATCAAATGCATGGTGTGCAAGCCACCCAACAGTTATCGGCGGCACAGTAACAACATTAACACCTGGTAATTTTACCATCAACGGAACCACTGTTACTATCAGCGGTGGACACGGATTAACAGATCTAGTTACCACAATTAACGGTTTGTCTATCGCAGGTATCACAGCTAGAGCAGTCAGCAGCAAACTATATCTGTATTCAAATGGTGCTGTTGAAACTGACGGTGATTCATCTAAGGCAAATGCAGTCGTTGTTGGTGCTGGCACAGCAGTTCTAACAGAACTAGGCATTACAGCAAAAACATACTACGGTCCAGCATTACAGCAAACCCCTCATACGTCAGTTCCAGAATGGAAAGGTAGTGATACTGAGGCTCGTCCGACAGGATCTGTTTGGATCAAAACAACTGAACCAGGAAACGGCGCACGTTGGAGAGTTAAACAGTGGGATTCAGCCACAGAATCATGGGTATCTTATGAAGCACCTATCTACGCATCTACTAATGCAGCATTGTATTACCTAGATCGTGCAGGTGGTGGTGCAAATCTAGCAGTAGATACATTGTTTGTTCAGACAAACAGCGAAGAACACAGCGGATACGACGTTGATCCTGC